AGTCAGATCACCACAGCGGCTTGATTTTTTAAAAGATTCCTTACATGGGGAGTCCAAAATGGATGGCATACCCCTGCCAAGTAGCCATTTGCGGCTGTTGTAGTGCCTTTAAACGCCACCATTGCCCTTCAGCGCGTCCAATCCCATGCGCAGCACTTCAGACTTTGATTTGCCCAATGCCTGTGCCTGCTGTTGCAGTTGCTCAATGTAAGCCATTGGCATGCGAAAGCTGACCATCTTACTGGTTGCTGGCTTGGCTGGCTTGATTTGATCTGTGATATTACTTTGTTCCATGCGTTGAGTTGTATGCCATGCCATGCATCAGTCAATACTTTGTATATACAATCACAAATCATTTGCCTTAGTTTGATTGTATTGACCTGCTACATCATCACCCTTAAGGGAATTGATTAATATGATCAAGCAGGCATAATGTGTGGCGTAAACGCCCCACACAGACCTTTTAAGTGCCGATTTGATGTGGTGTATCATATTGATATGATAGAGCATAAGCCGCTTGTTTAGTGGTATTAAAGTCTGGTCTATCATATTAGATTGAAAATTCGTATGATTAATATGATAGAGCAGGATTTGAGCGATAATAAGCGTTCTCATATTTTGCCGTTGAATTGACCAATTTGATCACTTGGATGGCATCAATGTCTTTGATTCGTCTGATGAATTGTTGCTTACTTATGCCCAAATTCATATCACCAAAGAATGCCGCGTTGTCTTCGCCAGAAGGAATCAATGCCAATAATTTGTCATCACCCTGCTTTTTCTTTGCGCCCGGCTTGGCTGCCCTTGATGCATCCAAATCTTCTGACAACACCCAATGTGGATAATCCCAACGCGCCACAAATGATGGCGTTGATTTGAATGAGCGCACCACGCTATCAACAATATAACAGCCTTCGTTCTCATGGCTAATGATCGAGATCAGCCCGTCCATCTCACCAACAACGCTAGACGCGCCTCTGAAGCGATCTATGACATCCTTGCCTGCTTGCCCACCTTTGCCAAAGTGGTGAATCAATATCGGTGTTATGCCGTATTTGGCGATGATTTCATCCATCCATGACCCAATGGCTTTCATGGCAGCGTTGTCGTTTTCGTCATCCGCGCTGTTGAATTTGTAAAGACAATCAAGAATCACCACATCAAACTGGTGCGCCTGAATGGTCTTCAGCACCCTGCTCAATGATTCGGTGCTTCTCACATCATAATGCTTGCGCAAGCTGAGTGTGGCTAAGTTCTCTGGCACATCCCAATTGCATGCAGATGCACAACGCTCATCCAATTCCCATTCATGCAGTTCAAAATCAACATACAAAACCCGTTGTGGTTCTGGTGCTGACCATTGCAAGAAGGGTTGCCCAGAAGCCATGCACGATGCCAATGACATGGCAAAATGCGACTTCCCTGCCTTTGCAACGCCACCAATCAACAGCTTAGATTGTGCATACAATAAGCCATCAATGATCACATCTGGCCGCCTTGCAATGGCTTCAACGGATGATCTTGGTCTGCCTTCATTGCCAAAATTGACGTTGTAAGTCTGTCGCTGCACGTTTGTGGCGATCAATTCCAACAACCCTTGCGTTGTCCAACCTTCAGCCACCGCGTCAGCCGCATCCCATCCATCTGCCTTGTCGCTTGGTGCATCGATCAGATTGCCCTTTGTGATGCCTTGCAGTTGCTTTGCGGCTTCCCTGCCTGGTGCATCGTTGTCAGCCCAAATTGATACCTTTCTGCCCTCTAAAACAGCCCAATCGGATTGGTTGATTGCTTTACTGCCTCCAGCCCATGAAAGCACCACATGATCTGGCAATTTTCTAGCTAATGCATCGGCCGCCTTTTCGCCTTCCACAATGACAACATCGGCATTTGGCATCTTGTTGAGCAATTCGCCTTGGTATAGCGGTCTTGGCGCGTTGAATGCCTGCCACTTCCATGTGCATCTGTCTGTCTTCTTGTGGCGCATCCAACTGCATTGGCTGATGGTCTTGCCGCCATCTGGCAGATTCCAGCGCATGATCACGCCAATTGGTCTGCCTGCTGTGTCTGCGTATTTATGCACAACATGTGGTTCGCCATGTTCCCAATGCTCTGGCGGTGAATCTGTTGGAACAGTCAGCGCATGCTCCCAATCTGATTGTGATACCAATGGCTTGCGATGAATTGATTTAGTCATGCGAACGATATTGACCGCGCCTTGTAGCTCGTTTGCCGCATCGCCTTGCGCCAGATTGTTGATCGCTGCATATAATGATATCAGATCACCGCCCTTGTCTTCTGTGGCGTGATCATACCATTGACCAGTTCTAAGGTTGATTGACATGCTACTACCAAGCGATCCGTCAATGCCGCCAATTCTATATTGACCGCCTTTGACTTTGCCGCCCGGGAGCCAACTGTGGCAATGCGCTTCCACGTTGCCAATCAGTTTGGCGTTGATGTCATCAAAATCAAGTTGGTTGTGCTGCGCTGTGTTCTGGTCTTCGTCTGTTGCAATGTATTTTGCCATATTTTTTAGGGTTATTTGAATTTGTGTAGTTCTGTTTGTTCTAGGCAATAGCCTTTTCCATGACCTAAATCACGTAAATTTTCTTCTTTGATAAGCTCGTTTTTATAAGCCCATCCAATCAATGAAACTGTATTTTTATCAACAATCGCCAAAACATATCGATCAACGTCTGGATTGACCTTTAAGCTGGCAAGCAATTTACCAGATTGGTAAGTGGTTGATTTAACGTCATACCTGTCACCATTGATTGTGCCATCAGCAGAACCAGACCTTGGTTCAAGACCCAAATCAAAGAAACAATTGTATTTCTTTGCAAAAGCATATTCAGCAACAACGCCCTGTATGTCTGCCAATGTGCCATCTTGGTTTCCTACCTTCCTGTCAGTAATGCTATTGCCGCGAGCTACCAATGATCGCATGCTTCCAATGATTTGACATGTAGCCATTTCTGATGGCCTTAGTGTTACTGTGACCATATTTTTAGGGTTGTTGTTGTTCTTCTTCTGGTTCTGGTTTTTTGATTAGACCCAATCGTTCCATATTGGGAAATTTCTTTTCTTTGCATTCGTCAAGCAGGGTTGCTCGCTTTCTGTATTCTTCAAAATTCGGCATGGTCAATCCTTCAACGCGCTTCAAATAACGCATAAGACTGGCAATTTGTTCGTTGTCGCTTCCCATTATATGTTTTCCTTTCTTCCATATTCCGCGAGCAATGCGGCATCAATCATCCCATCGTGCGGCTTAGTGCATCGATCAGATTTCAGCCATTGTTCGCCCGGGAATATCTGGTTGGCCACATTCAATGCGGCTGCTTTAGTGTTAAATTTCTGACCCTTTGGCATTTTTGGTTTACTCCAAAACGTCTTCTGCCATTTTTGGCTCAAGACAACATGGTATTTCAAACCATATGCCGCCAGCAATGTCTCAACGACCGCAAAGGAATATGTCATTGATCGCAACCCTGCCGCGCTTGGTGCATGTGCGCCCGGATTCTCAACAATGAATGTGTAATGCCTGTCAGCTTCGCTCAACGATTTAATCATTGCAGCCATGCCTTGCAGGTTAATCTGCCGCCCTTTGCCCTTTGGAACAGTTGGCATGATCAATGTATGTTTCAATTGACCATTAGCATCAACCGATGCAATGCCGCCATCCAATCCACAATCAATGCCAACGTAGTATCTCATTCTGGCGTTTCTAAATTGACCAGCAATTTGTGCTTTAAAAGCTTCACCTGTGCATCCAATTCAATGACTTGATCCGTCAGCGTTTGGTTTTGTGTGATCAGCATTTGATTTGCTTTGGTCATGCTTGCAAGACCTTCTTCAAGCACTCTGAGTGGTGTTTTGTTATATAAATTGCTCATTGTTTTGATTCCCAATATTCAATTAATTGCTGTAAGCCAGACTTGGCAAGCGACATATATGCTTCCAATTCTTGAATGCGTTCATTGGCATCGTTCAGCTTCAATTCGATCTTCCGCGCTTCTTCAGCGTAAACCAGCAACCCGTATTTGCCATACCGCTTGCCTTCGTATAATCCACGCCCCAAATCAAATGCTGCTGAATCGGTCAATGGTGTTTCGTTTAGTGTTTTATTACTCATTATGCTTTTTTGTTTTTAATAAAAACCAAAAAATAAGAATGATATTTTCTAGCGTGTTTTTGATTGTGATGGTTGTGTCCAATTATTCGATTTTTTGCTGTTAAAATAAACATGTCTTTACAGTAAAATCCAATTTTTTCTGCCTCACTCATTATATAATTATGAGAAAACCATTGCTTACCACCGCTGACTGTATCTTGGCATTTGAAAATCAAAACGCCTTTATTTTCTAGGATGCGATAAAATTCAAAAAGACATTTTTTATACCATGCCCAAAGTTCTGGAATGTATTTAAAGCCATGAAACCTTTCGCCCATGATGCCAGATGGTTTCTGTTTTGTGAATCCAGCCATAAATGGAGGATCAAACATAATACTAGAAACTTGACCATCTAAATGCGGCAAATTGTCTGCACTAGCTTGCAAAGTATCATCAGTTTGTGGATATAAATCAAACTTTTCCAATGGTTCTAAATCTTCTGCATCTTTGTAAAAAACGCCTTTTGAATATGTTGGATCAATTTCAATGCCCTGTGGACAATGAAGCAAGATTATGTCTCTAATTATAGACTGCTGGTTGTCGTTAATGGTTTTGATAATTGTTTTGTTAGTTTTTTTCAATTCCATAATCATGATGAGATGTTTTTGTTTTTTTGATATTTGCCCATGCCAAGCTTTTGGCGATATTTGCAATATGTTGTGATGTGAATGCCTGCCTTCTTGCATGATGCAATATTGCCCATGCCATCGTTTCGCAATTGATCCACCTGGTTCACTAGCTCCAATTTTTGGCTGTCATTTAAATCGTATGGCAACCGCTTTTTTACAGCAAAGCATTCTGCTGTGCCTTCTTGCTTGGCAATTGCTTCATTGCTTTCAAATTCTTCTGCAATTCTGCGCTCTGCCCAACTGATGAAACTGCCTATTGATGATCTGTCTTGATTGTTCATATTATTCTTCGCGGTGTTTGGATTCTCGTTCGTCTTGAAATAGCCATTCGTTCTCGCATTCATCGCAAAGAATCAACGGCTTTTTAATTTGTTTTTTACAATGCCGACATGGTTGCAGGTCATTGGTTTTGCGTTTTTCATTCCATAAGCATATGGAAAGCGGATTGATGGCATTTGGTCTGTCTGGCGATGTTGGCGTTGGCACACCAACTTGCCTTTGAACGTCTTTAGAAAGCAAGATTTCTTTGCAGTCTTGTATCAGCTCGTATGAGTTAAAGATTCTCATGTCTATTTGTAAAAGATATGCCTGCCGATTTTGACTGTAACTGTCATGCTCTTTGCCCAATACGGGTTGCAATAATCTGCATGGTAATGATCAGCACCATTAGTGAAATTGGTTGGCGCAGACAAAGCGATTTGCAATGCTTGGCTGTATCTTGGATGGCGTTGTGCCTTAGCAAGCAAAGCGGGCCGCTTGGCTTTGTTGTTCCAGCAAGAAAATTGCAATCGCTGTAAGCACACTTCAGATGGCGCAATGCGCCTTTTGATTGCGCGGTTCTGAATGACTTCATTGACGGCTCGCAAAGCGTTTGGCGAATATTCGCCTCCAGCTTCCAAGATGATTGTGGCTGCAACGATTTCGGCATCAGTTGCAGAGTGTGTGACATTGGCGCAAGTGATCGCGCAGAGTAATATTATTAGCTTATTCATATTATTATTATTGGGTTGGTGTTATGCGCAGTTGATACGTGTTTCATTAACCTCTTTTACAACTTCAGCACAAAATTCATCTTCTGTGCGCTGCAAGAACTCATAATTGGGTTGGCCATCTTTGAAACCATTAATGACGCAATTAGTTTTGCGCCAAGTGCGGCCACTCCTATCGCCACCAACGTCATATCTGACCCCATCAAGGCCATTGCGCTCAAACAAGATAGTTAGATAATCCATGCCATCAACTTGTATGCCAACGCCATGAAAAGAAGGATCGTAATCATGCAAGGTAACTAGCCTTGCGCCTTTAATTTGCATTAGCAAGTTAAACATGGTCTGCAACTGGCAGTAAGGTTGTTTTGTGTTATTCATATTATTATTATTGGTTATTGTTAATACATGGCTTGTGCCATACCAATGACCATGCTGAGCCAAACACCCAGGTCAATACATTATTGGGAATAATTTAATTGCTTGTATATGCGCCATCTTGAACGGCTTTGGCGTTGCAGCATTGGATGGCATCCATCGCGGAAATCATGGATAATGCCACACAGTTTGCCGTCATGCGGTCGCAGCACTCTGCCTGTGGATTGTATCGTTTTACGCTCAGAACGCCCACAGCCTGCCATTATGATCACATTAGCAACTGGTGCATCAAATCCTTCTTCGATGGCTGATGTGCCAATCATGCATCGCAAACTGCCGTCCCGGAATCGTGCAATGACATCCCTGCGATTCTTTGCGCCCATCTTACTATACACCAATTCAGATCCTTCTATTGCATCAGCCAAGCGTTTGCCATGATCAATTGACCCAATCAACACAATGGTGTGGTTGCCTGCATCAATGTTTTGTTTGGCTATCAATGCAATGTGTGCATCGCGGTTTTCGTTTTCCCAAATGCCCAATCTTTGTGCCGCCTGCCATTTGCATTGGTTGATTTGTTTTTGACTGCCTTCATCAGTTCTAAACATCCAAGGCATTTTCTTGCGCCTCTTTTCAATCAATTCTTTTGAGTGTTTTTCAATCGCATTTGCTGCATCATCATTTGGAACATCATGCCAAACAACCTTTGCCTTTGCCAGATGCCCATGATCAACCAGATCAGCCCGGTCAATACTATGCACGTTGCCATCAAACAATTTGCTGACGCATGCGTTGCGTTCTTCATCTGCGCTGAATGGCGTTGCCGACAATCCCCAAATGGCAGATTGGCATTGCTTGATCTTATAAGCCCAACCTGGTGCGCCTGCCCTATGGCATTCATCAACAATAAGCAAATCTGGATATGTTCCTGTTGGCGCACCTGCCGCGCAGTAGATTTGCAAATTGGCTTTTTCACTTATGATTTCAAACCGATCACATGCCGCCTGCATTTGATCAACCTGCTCAATGGTGTTTACCATGATTTCCACATTGGCAACACCTTGCCTTTTATACAAACAAACGGCCAGAGCAGATGCCGCAATATGCGTCTTACCTGCTCCAGCCGGTGCTTGAATAATACCACGCTTCGACCGCGTTAAAAACGCAATTGCCTTTTGCTGGTATTCTCTTTGTTGCATTTAATTACCAAGGATTTTCTACGACTTGATCATCATCTACAACTGGTGATGTGCCTTCTTTATACAGCACATGGTTCTGATCAAAAACAAAACCGCTGAAACCAATTTCAGCCCATGATTTGTTTGGATCGTTTTGGTCTGGTTTCATATCAACCTTAGCTGTGAATTTTCTATCTTTTACGATTTCATAAAATCCAGCTGCATCTTCTGTATCTAATTGATCGCGGAATATGTGAACACCGCATGCTTTTAAATACATAAAGATCAATGTTCGCGCTTTGTATTCAGATGGTGTTTTGCTTAGATCGCCCCAAAAGAATGTTTTGCGCATGGTTGCGCCATCCTTTGTTGCATATGTGCATTCAAATAAATCTGTGCCATCGCGCTGATTTACCTTATGAATTACGTTTGTGGTTTTAAATTCATATGTGCCAGCTTCTGTGATGTAACTGCCACCTGTTGAATTTACGTCTTCGTCTGTTGCTATATATTTAGCCATTATTTTTGTTCTCGTTAATATGATTTTGATTCATCCCAAACCTTAAGGCCGGGTATTGTTGTTGTGAGTTTTAGTGCAGCGCGGATTTTCTTATCATCCAAGCTGAACAAGTCTGGTCTTGCTTTGAGCGTTTCCGCTTCATCTACAATCTCAAACTTGGTTGTTGTGCGAACCTTAACACCTGCCACCGCTTCATGCTTTGCGGCCGCTTCTTGTCTCAATGCCACAATCTTATGCTGTGCGGATTGGTCAAGTTGCTGGATGTCTTGCCCTGTCTCCAATGCGTCTTGCGTTGCTTTAACCAGGATCTTTTGTTCTTCAACTCTGGCTTGGCGTTCTGCCTCAATCTTTTTGTCACGTTCCACCTTCTGGAATGCTCCAAGCAATTTGGCAATGCGCAGTTCTTCATCTTTAACTTCGTCAATGTAATCTTTGGCAATGCCATCGATCTCCCGTCCAATATCAAGAACTGGTGATTTAGCCGCCTTCCTTGATTCCTCAATGCCCTTGATTAGGTTGCGCAATGCTGACTGTGCTTTGGCTGCAATTGTGGCTTCAAATCCATCTGTGACTGATCCAATGCCCTTAGAAGACATCAACGCTTCAATCTTCATTTGCTCTGCTTCAGCAACAATTTCAATTGCAACGCCATTGATCTTTGGCTGTGTGATTAGGTCATTCATTTTGCCACCGCCTTACTGAAAGCATCAAAACCAATTTCCATTTTTGATTGGATGTCTTGCGGCAAATCGCGCCAAGTCTGATCAAGGTCAATGTCGATGTTGCCCTTGTTTGACCAATACAAATTGGTCTTATATTCCAGATCATTTTCGGCAATCAATGAAGCCAGATTTGGTCTGTATTCCATTGGCGCATCTTTGACTTCAATTGATTCAACAATTGGTGAAGCCTTTTTCATTGGCTTTGGTTTGGATTTTGTAACTGCCACCGCATCCGCAACGTCAATTTCTTCTGGAACATAAACGCCCTGCACAATCTCTGGTGCAATCGCCCTTAGTGTTTCAGATATGCAACGCGCTCTAAGCATGGCAGCAGGTGTTTTATCCCATGCAGAACCCTTGCGGATCAATCCAGCACGTTGTGCATCATCCATTGAGAAACTGCCATTGGTCTTGATGCCTTCAAAATCAAAAATGGCAGATTGCACATTCTCGTTCTTCAAGTCATCCCAAGTGACTTTGCCACCTGCTCTGCGGAAATCAGCCAACATCGCATCTGCTCGTTTGGTCAATTTGCCTTTTACCAGATGGTAATTCTTAGCCATTTCTAATGGCGGTTTGTTTTCAACAACGCATTGCAAAGCAAACACAATGCCTGCTTCTTTGCTTTCACATCCAAACATCCCAGATCGGCAAATTGCATTGCCAATCATTTCGATGCCTTCCGCATCATTGATTTTGTCATAGGCTGCAATCTGATTCATCGTTTGCCTCCCATCTCATCTATTACAATATTGACCTGTGGCGGCCTTTCTTTGTTGGCGAATACTTGCAAACGAAACACTTTTATGCCTCGTTCCTCTAGTTCAGCCAAGATCGCCTCAATTGCTTCTTCAGCAACCGACTTAATACTTTTCATGTCATTGTTCATATATATTAGGCAAAATGCCCTTTGATTGTTATTATTAATTTGCAGCGTTCTGCTACAAGTCAGCATCCAATTAATGGATTTTGTAATGACAATTATTATATAAGTATATTTTGAACAATATTTTTTAGGCAGTTTTGAACGCCACCAGCATCAAATTCATAATCAACCAAATGGTTTGGCAACGGCTGTTCGCTGGCATGGTTGCTGTCATATTCGATGCCGTCACGCAATAAGCGCACAACACAACCATCCATCTGGCGCACCATGACGGCTTCATTTGCAAATCTGCAATCATCAATGACAATCACCAAGTCATCCGGGTTGTCTGCGCCACCAATGACCTTTTCAATTTGTCGCTGCATCGCCCAAATCCAGATTTCATTTGCAACCATATTCCTGCCCCAATCTGTGCCAAGTGTGCAAAGCAACTGCCTAGCAGACTTCTCAATGCCATCAATTAGTTCCTCTTTGGCAACATCCAGATTATGTCGATCAACGCCCATCGCTTCAAGCATCGCCCTTATTGGCGTTGCAAATGATACAATTACAACGTCATCGCTCAATGCGGCTAATGCCTTGGCAATCGTAGTTTTGCCAACAGTCTTAGCACCATTGAATGCAATTAGTTTTCCAATTCGTTCCATCCGTCTTCTTCCTCGTCTTCCCATAAATATGCGTCTTCAAAATCTTCTTCTTCTTTTAATTCTTTGACCGCTTCAGCTAACAATGCTTTGCCAACAATCTTGTTTTTAAATCCATAAAACACATCGCCATCTTCGTCTAATATGACAAAAACGAAATTGTCAAAATGCTCTGACATCTGCGCCTTCACATTTTTAAAAGCTGATTGTTCGCTGTCTCTCATACTGGTTGCAAATATCGAGTGATTAAACCTTTGTTCTTGTGGTATTCAAATGCACTTGCACCCTTCTGTGATCCAACAAACCCTGCGCCTGTATGCCATGCATCTGTTGCGCATAATGCTTCCAGATACTCAACGACCAGCCCGGATTGCTCATCAATGACAACTGGCGCAATGGTCTTCTTGTGATGTATATGACCGCACTTCAGATGCCTGTATTTGGTTTGTCCCCATTGCTTGGCGAACTCTGCCGCAATAATCATTGGCCACTTTTGTGCGGCTATCCTGTCACCATGCGACCAGACCAATAAATTATCGCCCCAAATCATGTGCTTCCTTGGTGATGGCTCAGATTTGATTGTGATGTTGCTGCACTCTGAATAGTAAGCATCCAACACCCTAGCCAACCAAACCTCGCTGTGCCATGAATGATTGCCTTCAAGCACAACAATTTCAACTTGATCTGCTATGGTTGCGGCAATGGCAACAACGTCCCGGCATGCCTTGATCAAATATTCAACAACCCTATGATACCTAGTATCAACATCAAGCACATGGCCGCTGGCTTCTGTTTGGTTGCTTCTGTTGTCGCTGTGCATCATGTCACCGCCAAACACCAGAACACACTTGGCTGGTCTTTGTGATCTCGATGCTAATGCTTCA